ACGGGCTACTCAGAAATAGATCTGCACAGCGCATCTGTAAGCATAAATTCAACAGTCATAAGCAATTATGATTCATCTGCATCAAACGGAACAGGTTTAATCCTTCCCGACACCGTAGGTAGCAACGATGGCACGTTAGTTAACTTTCCAACTGATAACAGTCAGTGGGTGTTTTTTAGTGGTGGTGGCGCAACCTACACAATAACCCTTGATTCGGGTTCGTATTCGTTATCTGGTCAAGATGTGGCGCTATTATCCAACAAATTAATATCGTTGGAGTCGGGCGCTTATACGTACGACGGGCAAAACGTTGACTTGTTCGCTGGTAGGTCAATAAGCCTGGAGCAGGGAAATTACGCATACGCAGGTCAAAATATTAACCTACTAGCTAGTAGGTCAATATCATTAGAGCCAGCCAATTACACGTACACCGGGCAAGATGTAACGCTAGCTTACAATCCAAGCGGCGGCCCTACCTACTTACTAACCATTGACGCGGGCGCATACAATTACAGCGGGCAAGATACACAACTGATTGCTAATCGCACACTATCAATAGATAGCGGCGCTTATGCGTATACTGGCAGTGATTTATCGTTACTCGCCAACCGCTCAATAAGCATTGACTCGGGCGCGTATGTTGTAACAGGTAATGCGGTTGTGTTATCAGCTAATAGAGCGATAACGCTTGACGCGGGTAATTATGCGTATACGGGTTCACCTGTCACGCTTTCGTATTCAGGTGAGGTAATTGCACTTGTTAGCGGTTATAGCGTAAACTATGCACAAGACGCCGCAACAGCGACATACACAGACGATTATATTAAGGCGAGGTTTATTTAATGGCGATTTTTAACAAGTATCAAAACGGCGTAGAGGTGTTAGTCACCACGGCTAACATCAGCACTGACGGGTTTAAGTTTGCACTAACCAACACCGCACCAAACGCAGCAACTCACACCGTACTGGCTGACATCACCGAGATTGCAGCGGGTAACGGTTATACGGCGGGTGGTCCATCGGTAGCGGTAACAGGCTCAGAGGCAGGCGGGACTTATACGCTTGCACAAGACGCGACAGTAACTATCACGGCATCGGGCGGTAGCATTGGCCCTTTGCGTTATGTTGTGTTTTATGATGATACGGTAGCGGGCGATCCGCTTTTATCTTACTTCGACTACGGCTCAAGCATCACTATCAACGACGGTGAAACGTTCGATATCGGCGCGGCAAGTACGTTGTTCACGGTGGCGTAAATGGCGCAAAATATAATCGTCAAAGGTAGCGACAATCCCGTTGTTATGTCATGGTCATTTAGTGGCGACTTTGCTGCTAATGGCCTAGCGTCGTTTAGTGAGATTACAGTTGATATTGGTAGTGAGTCATACAGCACGATAAGCACGCCAAGCCAGCTATTCTTAAATGGCAACAACGAACTACGTTTGCGCATCGGTGACAGCACTTCATTAGCAGTAGGGCAGTACACGTTAGAGGTGGTTGGTTTTTCTGCTACGTACAACGATGGTTATTTGTTATCAGGTAAATGTAAGCCCGTATTGGGCGCAGTGAGGGTATGCTAATGCCAAAAACGAGACCACCAAAGTTTACGCCGGAAGAATTCGAGGCGTTAGTCAATCAATACTTGGTTGAACAGTCAGATATTGAAAAAATCCCATCGGTCATACATTTTGCTATGTTTGCGGGGATCAGTCGTGAACAGTTATACAAGTATTATCGTGAGAATGAAGAATACGAAGAGGCGTATAACAAATTGACGCTTCATAGAGACGGTATGACCGAGCACTATTTGCTTAATCCTGACGAGTCACGCAAAGGCGCAAACCTTATATTTGCAGCTAAGAATTACTTAGGTATGAGTGATAAGCAGCAAATCGAACACAGCGAAAAAGTAGTAGATAGTGGCGATAATGAATGGTAATCGACCTATCCAAATTTCGGGCGCATGTTAAAGATAAATCGCCCGCTTTTGTTCCATTATTCAAAGATAACTCACGCTATCAAGTAGCATGGGGCGGGGCAGGTAGTGGCAAATCGCACATCGTAGCCCGCAAAAAGCTGTACAGGCTCATAAAGGAAACCGACCAACCTCATAAATTTCTTATCGTTCGTAAAGTCAACCGAACCATTAAGCGATCGGTTTTTACCTTGTTTAGAAACCTCATATCTAAATGGGGGCTTTACGATGAATTTGATTTCAACCTAACCGACCTCACCATTACATATAAAAAGAACGGCGCTCAATTCATGTTCACGGGCATGGACGACCCTGAAAAGCTTAAATCAATCGAGGGCGTGACAGGCGTATGGATGGAAGAGGCGACGGAGTTCACACAAGAGGACTTCGAACAGCTTGATTTACGTTTGCGTGGTGAAACTTTGTATACAAAGCAAATCGTGCTAACGCTAAACCCGATTAGTGAGCAACACTGGATTAAGCGCATATTCTTTGATGACCCCATAGACGGATGCTTTACCTTAAAAACAACCTACCTTGATAACTCGTTTATTGATGACGATTACAAAATGGTTATGGAAAACAAAAAGAAAACCAATCCAAGGTATTACAGCATTTACGCGCTCGGTAATTGGGGTACAGCGGAAGGGCTTATATTTAGCAACGTAAAGACGCAAGCGATAAAGCTGGAAGATGTATGGCATTTGCCGTGTGTTCAAGGTGGCGACTTTGGATTCACTAACGACCCTACCGCGTTCAATCAGACTTATGTTGATTTACCCAATAAGAAAATTTACGTTTATGACGGGTTTTATGAGAAAGGAATGAGCAACGAAGCGATAGCGCAGAAATTGAAGGATATGAAAGCGCACAAGGCTTATACCACCTTTGATAGCTCCGAACCTAAGTCAATAGACCGATTGCGCACGCTTGGCATAAAGTGTGGCCCAGCGTTGAAAGGCAAGGACTCAATAAACGCTGGTATAGATTTTTTACTGGATTTTGAGATCATAGTTAATAATCACTTAGTTGAGTTTATGAAAGAGTTTAACAACTATTGCTGGGACGTTGACAAAGATGGAAAACAGCTAAACAAACCGATAGACGACTTTAACCACTTCATTGACTCGCTACGCTATGCGCTAGAAAAATTCTCAAGAGGTGGACCAACCATCATGATAGGCAAACGACGAAGATAAGTGGTACACTATCGACAAAGCATCTGGACTTGAATTATGAATAAACCACATTTCAAACCTAACAACGCGCAACTTCGATTGAATAGCGCATTAAAGCGACTACCATTTTACACGCAAGGCGCTTCACATTTAGCCGAAACCAAGCATAACAAGGCTTATGGTGATTACGGCTACCCGATGCATGTTGATTTTTGGTTTTTCTATTCGATGTATAGACGCATCGGCCTTGCACGCGCTGCAATCAAGCGCCCCATTGACATGTGTTGGCTGACGCCACCTAAAATCAAAGTCAATGAAGAAACGGAGGACGAAACATTCAAAGCCTTTGCCAAGCGATTAAAGCTATGGCCTAAGCTGAGACAGATTGATGATATGCAATCAGTCGGTCATTATGCGGGGCTGATTGTTCGCGTTGCTGATGGTAAGCCACTCAGCGACCCTATGGATAGAGTGAGGCTGGATGATATTATCGACCTAATGCCAGCATGGGAAGCGCAGTTGATACCGGGCAGTCTAGATCAAGACCCTACATCCGAGCGTTACGGCATGCCGCTCGAATATACTTACCAACAAACGGGCGTTAGACAAAGCGGACAGAAAGACGGGACAGAACAATTTACCGTCCACTGGTCGCGCGTGCTGATATGGAATGAGGGCGCAGTAGGTAACACTATCTACGGCGAATCGTCACTTGAACCCATATACAACGCGCTGGTTGATTGGGAAAAGGTTAGGGGTGCAGGTGCGGAAGGATTCTGGAAAAAGGCCGCTATGCGTGCAGTGCTGCAAAGCGCTAGTGATACGTCTGGTCAAGGTCCATCGAATGAAGAATTAGACGCGCTAACCGAAACTATCACCGAGATGCAAGATAGCTTTGATTCTGTCCCGTTTCTTGGCGGTATGGAATTGAAAGGGCTAGGTGATAACGGCACTATATCGGGCATAGACAAGGCTAAAGAGTGCATCTTGGAGGGTGTGGCAGCGGGGCGTGGATGGTCTGCAAAGGGGCTTGTAGGCGCTCAAACTGGCGTGTTAGCTGGTGAGCAAGACGTTAGCATCGACAAGCAAACCGCACAATCAAGACGCGAAAACTACTTAGCAATGCAACTTGAATTAATGCTTGAATATTTGACGGTATTCACTGATTATGACGGGATTAACAAGGTTGTCGAATGGGACGACCTAATGGCCCCATCTGATGACG